TGTTCAGTCATAATATCTCCTGTGATTGTTAATTTTGGTGAGAATCTAATGTAAGCATATTTTTATGTTCTGCAACAGAATTTTTTATAATTGTTTTCTTGACAACAATTTTGTGCTATGAAAGTTGTAGAAAAAAGAATGAAATCAGAAACTGTCGCATTTGGTAGAATACTAAAAAAATATGAAATTGGTTTAGATTTAATAGATGATTTAAATTTAAAGTATGAAGCTCATAAAAAAAATTTGAATTCTTTTGGAAAAAGATTAGCTGGTAGGTTGGACTGTGAATTAGAATTTACAGATAAAATAAGCGAATGCAAAATTGCACCAACCATAGTTGATTGTATGAATGATTATATAGAAAGTATCGAAAATTTAAATATATACGAAGGTAGAAAAAAATTAGAAATTTTGTCTTGTTGGATAAATGATATGGAAGAGGGTGAATACAATCCTCCACACACTCATCATGATAGAACAGGTTGGTCAACAGTTATGTTTTTAAAAGTTCCAGAATTTATTAATGACGTTACCCACAAACACAAATTTGTAGATGGTAAATTAGGTTTTATATCAATAGATGGTCAGGGTGCAGTATGGCAAACACCTAAAGTAGGAGATTTTTACATTTTTGAAGCGGCACATCAACATTGCGTTATGCCTTTTAAAGTAAAAAATAAAGGGGATATTAGAAGATCAATGTCTTTTAATTTTATAGAAAAAATTGATTGATAAAAAAATAACTTTTTGTGCTACAGACAGACTCATGTCAGAAGTTTGGCCACATCCAAAACCTGCAAACAGATTTATTCCAGATGAATATAAAAAACTTAAAAGATTTAAAGATGACAACATGCACGATCCTACAGTTAAAACTTGTGTCCCTTTTTTAGACTCCTTAACTATGGGATACATTATACCATTTGATCAAGATTATTTAGTCGATCCAGTAGAAAACGATTTTTCTGTTGTACCTGCTAGTAGAGAACAAAATGATTTTGGATATCATAATAAAGCTCAATTACCTGAAGAGTGGAGAAAAACCGTTGGAGAAAACGCAGGCAAGTTTAGTAATAAATGGTTAATAAAAACACCACCTGGATACAGTTGTCTTTTTATAAAACCAATGAATAGACTAGAAGATAGATTTGATATTATCTCAGGAGTTGTTGATACAGATACTTACATTAATGTTATTAACTTTCCATTTATTTTAAGAAAACGAGATAAACAATTTTTAATTAGAAAAGGAGAACCAATGGTGCAAATTATACCATACAAACGTGACTCATGGAAAATGTGGAGTGGTTTTTATTTAGAAAAAGCACATTCTAAAGTTTTTTCTTTGTTAAATACTAAATGGGTTGATAAATACAAAACAATGTTTTGGTCAAAAAAGAGTTACAAATGATTAAAATAACAGATTTTATTCATTGCTACGAAAATGTATTAAACAAAGATATATGCGAAGCAATAATTGATAACTCTAAAAATATTGATTTTTTTACTGCTCAAACAGCAACTGAGATTGGCACCACTAAAGCAAGCCAACATAGAACTTGTTACATAAATCCATTAGATAAAAAATTCGACAAGGATGTTTATAACTCCGTTGGGACAATATTAAAAATGTATGAAAAAGATCATCCACATTTTAGCACTGGTTTGACCACTGAGGATACAGGTTATGAGCATTTAATTTACATTGGTGCACAAGGAGGCGAGTACAAAGAACATACTGATCATGGAGATATAACTCCAAGAGTGCTAACTTGTTCATTTATTTTAAATGACAACTATGATGGTGGTGATTTTGTTTTTTTTGGAGGTAAGTACAAAGTACCACCTAAAGCTGGAAGCGCAGTAGTCTTTCCAAGTAATTTTTGTTTTCCTCATGCTGTGACGCCAGTCACAAACGGGGATCGTCATGCAGTAATAACTTGGATTCATTAATGAAGGAAAAATATAAATATGTTAAAAATATGCTATCGCAAGATCTTGTTAATTTTTTAACAAGTTTTAGTTTAAAAAATATCAAAGAAGAAGGAGATTTATTTGTACCGACAAGTTCGGGTGAACATTCTAGAAATTCTGAAATATATACTCATATACTTCATCACTTACATCCCGTTATGGAGTCTGAAACTAGTCTTCAATTAAAACCAATTTATTCTTACAATAGAATTTATTATGCAGGATCAGAATTAAAAAAACATAAAGACAGAAATGTATGTGAAATTAGTGCATCTATAGGATTAAATTTTTATTATAAAAATCCTAATTACGAATGGCCTCTTTGCTTAGATAATGTACCAATTGTTACTCCACCAGGAGATGGAGTTATTTATAAAGGTAGTGAAGTAGAACATTGGAGGCCAATTTTTACTCAACCAGTAGATAGTTGGCATCATCAATTATTTATTCATTATGTTAATTTAAACGGTCCTTACGCTGATTTAGAAGATGACTAATAACAAAAAAGATTACAAATTACTTAAAAATTTTTTATCTAAAGATTTGTGTCTATATTTATCATCTTTTTGTTTTAGATTTATTAATAATATACCCATAGCAAGTGATGTTCCAAACACCCGCTCTTTTCATTCACAATCTTCTGAAATTTTTTCAAACATTATGCATTATCTTAAACCTTATGTTGAAAAAGAAACAAAATTAAAATTAAAACCTATCTATACATTTAATAGAATTTATTATGGAGGTTCCTCTCTTGTGCCACATAAAGATAGATCTTCATGTGAAATAAGCTTAACAATTACTTTAGATTACAAATACTCTGACAAAAATTATCAATGGCCTTTTTTTGTCGACCAAGAAGAATACGTGTTAGATATTGGAGATGCTGTGCTGTACAAAGGTCGTGAATATGAGCATTGGAGATACACTTTAGATCAACCAGAAACAGACTGGCATCATCAATTATTTGTACATTACGTAGATTTAGATGGTCCTTTTAAATTTTTAGAAGAAGAATTTAGTAACGAAATAATAAAGAAGAATAGAGAGTTTATAAAAAACTACGAATAATTTGGATCGTAATCAGCCCAAGTTTTTGACCAATCTATAAATGAACTAGTAGCTGCATTATCTTGATGAAAATCGCTTTCGTTATTACCAGCGTCTGTCCAACTAGTTAAAGCGTTTTCAAAATAATTACCATAATCTATTATAGCAGAATTTATTTGCCCTTTTCTTGTTTCTGCCCAAGTTAACAAATCAGAAACTTTGATTGAGTTTCCAACTACACTTGATGCTGATTCTAAGGATGTATTACCTGTCATCATGTTTGTTGAAGGATCTTTTCTTTGTACTTCATTGGTACCAGTAAGTGTATTATAAATAACATAATGAATATCATTTCCAATATCTGGAAAAGCATTGCCTTTATCAGCCCACTTTATCTCAAAAAGAGAGCTTGACTGATCTATTATAATTTTGTCTCCGTAAGATATAATTAACTCAGTAGCCATAATACTCCTTAATGTTTAATAATATAATTTACAATTACAAATGGTGAGAATGCATTAGTCCCAGCAGCTGTAACGGCACCTGTTAAAGTAGAGGTTACGTTGCCTGTTAACGTACCAGATAATGTATGTGAATGGTTATGACCCGTGCCTGATCCACCACCAGTCGACATCGCAGTTCCAGCAGGAAAAGGGAAGTTACTTGGATAACTTTGCTGTGCAGCGTTTCCAAGCGGAATAAGATCAAATCTACCACCAGCAGGAGTTGGTAGTGGGTTACCACCACCTTGTCTACCAAAACCATGACTTGAACCATGATCAGCTAGTTGAGCTGTTGTTAAACTTGTATTTGATATACTGCCAGTAATAGTAACTGATTGAGTGCTTGTGCTTGAAACAGCTTGATTGTTAGTTACAGCCACTGTAACTGTATTAGCTCCACCAGTGCCTGCTAAAGATGTAGTCCCGCTTTTACCTTGTGGAAATTTGCCTTGAAGATCAGGAACATTAAAAGTAGTCGATCCATTACCAACACCATAAGTCGTACCAATTACTGCAAATAAATCTGCAAAATCAGTTCTCGAAATAGCTGAGCCGTCACAAAGAACATATCCGTTTGGGGCCGTAGCTTTTGGCCATGGTTTAATTGTTCCTACTTCACTTCTGTTTGTAATATCTTGTAAGTTAGCCATAATTAATCGTTATACTTCAATCTCCAACCATTGTCACTGTCATTGTACACCAACGCAAATCCAGCTCCATCTGTTGATACTGTTAAATCTGATTCTGCTCCTTGTATCTTGTGACTGTTTCTTCCAACAGTTAAATTTTCAGCAGCAAAAGTTCCCTCTGCATCAATGAATTTTATTTGATCACCAATTGCAGCAGAACTTGGTAAAGTAATTGTAAATGCACCACCAGATGTATCTACAAAAATGTTGTCACCTGCAGAAGCGGTATAAGTGCCTGTTTTTTTAATCCATGTCTCACCTAAACCAGCAAGTGTAAAAATATCATACCAGTCAGTTCCGTCTGTAGAAACTAATCTGTATTTTCCATTTGAAATAGTTAATGTGTTTCCAGAGGCGCCTAATCTTGCAGTCACGTCTGCACCACCTGCTATGTTATTGTAAAGTCCATATGTTTTTTGTGTTGTTGGGAATTGTACTATGTGTGTAGTAGAAATAGTCCCAGAAAAAATAATTTGGTTTTGTCTTGCTTCATTATTTGCTTGAGTCTGTGGTCCATCATTATTTGTTAAAGTTGTAGGTCCTGTGCCAGAAAGAGTTTTTGCATAAACTCCAGCGATAGCAAATTCAAACACTTGAGAGAAGTTATTATTAGTAATAGTACCCCAAGTTCCAGAATTTTCTCCTGTAGTTTGTAGTTCTATTCTTAAACCTGTCGAAAATGTTGATGCCATTTAATCTCCTAATTTAAAATTTAATGATTATTTTAAAGTTTGTCAAAACTTTTATGCAGCCTTATGAACTTCCGTCCAACTTATATCGCTGTTTGAGTCGTCTACTTGTGACCAGAAGGTCCCTTGTAAAGTACCAGTTGCACTTGTAACAGAAACTCCAGTTATTGTAAAGCTTACACTCGTACTAATATTTAAAACTCCTGCATTAGATTGAATATTATTACCTGTAAACGCGTAAACTGAGGATTGTTCAGCATCTCCTATCGAAGATGTTAGAGCATTACCAGAGGCTGAAATTGTAGCTCCAGCAGCGACAGTTACATCTCCTGTAGATATGCTTAGTTCATTACCTGTAGCAGTAACAGTTGAAGTTCCCGATACAGTTTCATCACCAAGAGAAGCACTTACGGCATTTCCTGTTAATGTGATGTTAGCATCACCTGTAATTGTAAATGATCCTAAACCAGGTGTGATTGCATTACCAGGTGGAAAAGCTGTTTTTCCTATTTGTATTGTTGCTGTCCCTATACCAATATCTAATTCTGGCTCCGAAGCAGCTACTACCGTTAATTGTGAATCACCCGTTATTGAGAAAGTCCCAATAGCTGAAGTAGAAGATACACCAGTTACAAATATAGAAGTTCCTGGAGTATTAGTAGATGCTGTTAATCCAAGCCCAGTGGCTGTGACATCAGCATTAGCTTGAGGTGTAGGTGTCCCTGTAGATGATGTTAAAACATTACCTGTTAAAGCATAAGACGATTGTGTAGTGCCCCAAAGGTTATCTGACCATCCAAGCGATACACCACTATCACCAGCAACACCTCTGTTCCATCCTGATTGAAATAGAGTATCTACAGATTCATCACCTAAAGAAGCTGTTAATGCGTTACCAGATGCAGTTACTGCAGAAGTTCCTGTAACTGTTAAAGATCCAAAAGATGAAGTTAAAGCATTGCCAGTTGCATTGACCTCTGCAACACCTGTTCCAACCGCTGTTCCTACAGATAAAGTTGTCCCTATCCCCGAGAGGGTAATATTACAATCACCTGTAAGTGTAAGCGATCCGAATGAAGATGTTAGGCCATTACCTGTAGCGTCTACGGGTGCAAAGGTATCCCAAGCACCCGAATTCCAGGTTTGTCGGCCCCATCCTTGAAGAGAGGCCATATTTAATCTCCTATGCTATTCTTAAAATTGCAGCAGTTGCCTCAGCAGCAGGAAACGTAATTGTAAACGTCCCAGCAGTTGAAGTTTTAACAGCACCAAAATCAAGAACACAAACAGCTGCGTTAGTCGTTAAACCAGATACAGTAGAGCTGTTATATATAACAGCAGCTTGTGCAGATATTGTTGCACTTGTAAATGATATATCAGAAAAATCACAAACAGCTGCATCACCAGATAAAGTTGGTGTTACAGATGTTAATGCTCCTCCACCCTCAGAATAAGTTCCTGAGTTTGCCACTTCATCAGTTTGTTGAAAAGCAGTTGTTGATTTGCTTAATGTTGCTTCGTTGTCATATAGCGCTAGTTTAAAAGCATTCCCCGTCGTAGCCGTAAAGTTGTGTAGGCCTTTCAGGATCTCCACTTTGAAACTGTTAGCTACAGCTTGTGTAATTGCCATAATAATCTCCTATGGG